AAAGTCATTATTATTTAATCCACCAAAATTGTTTACACCATCAAAGTCATTATTATTTAACCCACCAAAATTGTTTAAACCATCAAAGTCATTATTATTTAATCCACCAAAATTGTTTAAACCATCAAAGTCATTATTATTTAATCCACCAAAATTGTTTACACCATCAAAGTCATTATTAGTTGTTCCTCCAGTAATAGGTACAAGTCCACCAAAATCATTATTATTTATTCCTCCAAAATTTTGTATACCATCAAAGTCATTATTATCTATTGCTCCAAGATTGTTTACACCATCAAAATCATTGTTATTTAATCCTGCAAAATTTTTTACACCATCAAAATCATTACTATTTAGTTTATCATTTGCATTAAAAATATTATTTTCATCTTCTTCTTTTTCTAAATTAATAGCATTTTCTATTGCTCTTTTTTCAGCAAGGGATGTATATGTAGGATCTTTTTCTAATGATTTATTATCAAAAACACTAGTTGCTTTACCTGTTGCTTTTTCCCAATTTGCTTTAGCTTCTTTAAGTGCTGCCACTCTTGCTGTAGGGTTTTTCATATTAGCCAAAGCTGTTTCAATTCTATTATCAAAACTTTCTGCAGTTAACTGATTGGCATTATATCCTGACATTACATTTGCAGCTGTATCATATGCTCCAGATCCTCTAGCAATTCTTCCAATATCATCTAATGCAAAACCTGCTCCTAGCATTTCATTTTCCATAATAGCTCTTTGATTAACAGGCATTTTATCACCTAAATATTCAAGACCTTTTTTAACCGTACCTATACCTGGAATAAAATTCATAGCTTTATTAAGTACATTTCCTACTTTACTTTGTGGAGGATATAAAAAAGATGAATTTGATAATATACCTGAAGGTATACCTACCCCACTTTTTGCAGCAGCTTGTCTATATGAATAAGGACTATAACCATTACTACTTCTTATTGAATTAGAATTATTTTCACCCCCATTGTTTGGTGAACCTAATTGTAAAACTCTTTGAACAGCATTAGGATCTGAAGGATCAATTACTGGTGAAGGATCTTGTGCAGGGGGTGTAATAACACGTGGTGTCTGACTTATATCAGGCATTCCCCGGTTTAGATATTCTTGTGCTAATTCAAATAAAGTTTTTGCCATTATCTTTTTCCGTCTGGTTGTATGTCAATTCGTAAAGTACCAAAACGCCAAGATTCACTAACATCTGTATTTTCTATCTTAATGTTAACAAACCTGCCTCTGGCTCTTGTATCCTTTTTATCAGTACTTGAGTTAATTGTAAAGGGGCTTAAAGAAGTGTTTGTATCTGATTGTTGAGGATAACGCTTAACAGCAAGTGTTACTTTTGCATTACCTTGTAAGTCTTTAAAATCTGGTACAAATCTTCTCATAGCTAAAAATATTTCTCCAGATATACCAGGTCCTGTTGATTTACCTTGTGCATTTTTTTGTCTTGACTGTATATCAAAATCGTATGATTTTACAAATGATGTAACTGTTGTTGTACTTCCGTCTTGATTAATTTGATCTGTACCTACTTCATGTTCAAATAATTGAGTTTGGCCCAATCCATCTTGACCTATAATTGCAGGGAAAGTTCCGTTAGATGTCGAATTAAATTTAGTTGCTATTGGTTTTTGATATACACTTGCATCAATCCAAGAAGTTCTTGCTTCTGTTCCAATGTACCAAGTACCACCTTTTATAGGTTCTCCATAATTAAATACTACATACTGATCATTATACTCAGAACTAGTTGAGGGGTAATACCAAACAACTTCTGTAAATAAATTGTTGATACCTGCTGCTACTTGTTGACCTTTAGTTGTATCTGCTTGATCATAAACATAATCTTCAACACTACATGGTAGTGATTTAACTGTACCATCAAACATAAAGAAACCATTTGTACTCATCCAAAATGCAACACCATCAATTTCAACAGCTGCATTTTTTCCAATCAATCCACAGTTAGTACCAACTTGCTCAAACCCAAATGTAAAAGGTGCACCAATAAATTTCATAGTGTACAATGCATTATCCGTCCAAACTAAAATTGTTTCTTTTGCTTTTAATGAACCTATAATTCTTGTTCCATCTTGAAGTCTTTGTGATCCAGCGCTGTTAATAGCTGTTGGTGTATAATCATTTATATCTTCTTGATCAGAAAATCTTATAAACATATCATCTTGAGAAGTAGTATCTCCAATAGTTGTTTCAGTACCTAAATGAATTAAGTGACGTGTTGTAGGGGACACCAATGTAACTCTTGTTGCAGTTGGGTTACTTGCTGTTGAAAAACCTGAAGTACCGGTTGAAGCTCTAACTGTTAATGGTGATGCTGCTCCTGCATTCCATGTAAATGTTTTACCATTTGCAATAGTTGCAACTAAAACTTGACCAAAATTACTTAGGCTCCAGAGGCCTGGTTCTAGAGTCACGTTAGATGCTTGCACGGCACTTCCAAAACCTGTAAAGCTTGATGCATCTGTAACCGTTGCACCTGTTGAATGAGCTTGACCATTTGAAGTACCTGCAGTTGCAGTTCCAAAAGCTCCTCTAGTAATACCTGTTAAAGTATTGGTTCCTTTTCCAGTATAGGTAATTAATTCGTTTTCTACAGCTATAGTTCCTGCTGTTGGAAAACCTGTGTTTGATGTAACGTTAATAACAGTTCCTGATCCACCTGTACCTGCAGTGTCTGCAGTTAATGAACCATTTAAAGTAGTTTGTTGTGCACCTGCAATAGTTCCACCATACTGACCTGTACCAAAACCATAACCATATGATTGTGCAGCAGGTCCAATTTTTTCATAAGGTATAACAGATATACTACCACCCGTTGATACTGTACCTGTTGCATTAAAGCTTTGAGTAATTGTAAATGTAACTGAAGTTGGTGTTGAAGTTACTTGAAATAATTTATTTTCAAAATCAGATGCATTATATCCTGTGCTACTTGGTAAAGTTACACTATTAAATAAAACAATATCTCCTGGTTCAAAACCATGTGTCGAAGCAGTTGTAATTGTACACACTGGGGAATTTTGTACAGTTGCTATTGTTGAAGAAGCTAAAGGTATTTTTATAGGAGTGATATCAAATATTTGACCTTCAAAATATAAAAGTAAAAATTTGTCAGTTCCTATTGCAACATAACGATTACCTTCTAAATCTACAAAAGCAAATTCACGTCTTGCAACTCCCACAATACTATCCGATATTAATGAAGACCAGCCACCAACTTTTTCTGGTAAGTTATATCTAAACCTAACGTTATCACAATCAACCCATCTGTTTTCTGCTCCAGATGTTGTGTCTTGCTTATCTATTCCAGGTAAGACTTTAAAATCAATAAGAGCCATGATTCATGCTCCTTATGCTGTGTTGGTTTTATAAGCCCAACCTCTTGTTGAATCTACGTAGACTAATGAAAAGGCTTGTCCACTAGTTGTTAAAGTTAAATTACTTGTCCCTGAATTAATAGGTTGACTGTTTCTATTAACAATTAAATTGTTATTGGCAAATGTGCCTCTAGCATCAACAAATAAAACTTCAGCACCTGTTGCAGGTGAAGCTGGTAGTGTTACTGTAATTGGGTTAGCTGTTGTGTTTGCTAAAATTTGATCACCATCAACTGCAGTGTACGCAGTAATTGCTGAGGAGTTTAATGTTACATAACCTTGTTGACGTAATCCTAAACTAACATTTGTACCGTCAGAATAAACTAAAGAAGTAGATCCTATAGGTAATACAACTCCAGATCCTGAAACTGTTTTAACTGTTATTGTAAAAAAAGAAGAAGAAGCTCCTCTAGTTGTTGCATCTTCAAAAATTATTACTCTTTCAGCACCACTTGGAATAGTTACATTTCTATTTGCACCTAATGTACCTGTTAGTTTTATATATAAATTTTTTCCTGTAGATGTTGCACCATTATCTAATGCTAAAGTAAGGTCACCACTTGCAAGCTGTGCAGAGGACAAGTAACCTGTAGATAATTGTTCTAGTACCTGTAAGTTTGTATTAGTAATTGTGCCCCATAGACCAGCTTTTTCACCGGTAGTGACTAATTCTAATTTTGAGTTTGTTGAAAAAGATGATGCCATAATTTATTAATAGGGATCTATATTTGTCCAAGTCATATTAACACCTGGTACTATATCATTCCAAGTTATAATCCCTGCCTCTCCTGTGTTTGCCGTTACTTGTGATCCTGTAGGAGTCACAACTGCTGTTCCTGTTACTGTAACACTTCCTGTCGCTAAGGTCAATGAGTTTCCAGTAACGGATACGTTCGCATCTGCTGAAACTATTACAGTTCCTATGCCTAATGATACTTGTGATCCAGTAGGATTTACTAAAGCTGTCCCTGTAACAGTTACTGTCCCTGCTCCAAGACTTACTCTAGAACCACTAGGTAAAGCGTCTGCATTTGTAGTAGCTATAGCAGTTCCAACACTAATAGATAGTTGATTACCGGTTACATTAACTAAAACATTGGGGTTAAAGAACGATGTCGATATTGGAGCACCGGATAAAGTAGTTAGTCCGAGCATGGTCTATGCTCCTGATTTTGGATATTTAGTTTTAATAGCTGTTCGTTTAGCTTGTAGTTCTGTAAGTGTATTACCACCATCTAATAGTGCGTGAATAGCTTCTTGTAGATTAGGGTACTC